ACATTCACTTTAGAGAATGATTTACAACCAACAATTGATAATATCGTAAGTAATTATAATATACTTAACGGTAAAATTTTCGTTCTGCAAATGAGCGAGAATCCTGAGTTGGCTTGCACGTACAATATAGAGTCTGGCAATCTTAATGATTTGTTAGATAACACTATTTCAATACACAGAAGAAAAGAAACTAATACGCTTTATACCATTAATGGATTAAATTTCTTGATAAAATCACTTAATAATAATATATTAGATAAGAATTATAAAGTGAATTGGGAAGATTATTCAAATACGGCTATTTTAGTAACAGATAAAAAATTAATTTTACATGAATTGCAAATATACAAAATAATTCATATAAAATAATTAGGAAAATAAGAGATAAGATATTATATTAGATAAGAAATTTAGATATCAGTTAGATATTTAGTAAGTTAAACAATTAAAAACAAAAAGAAAAATGGCGATCAATTTAGACAGCATTAGAGCAAAGTTAAGCGATTTGCAAAAAAACACAGGAAAAGGTGAAAGACAAGACACCTTATGGAAACCAGAACCAGGTACACAAGTAGTTAGAATTGTACCTTATCAATTCAACAAAGACAATCCATTCAATGAACTTTATTTCCATTATGAATTTGGAAATAAGCAGTATTTATCTCCAGCTACATTTGGCAAACCAGATCCAGTAGTTGAGTTCGCAGAAAAGCTTCAATCTACAGGAAAAAAAGAAGAATGGAAATTAGGTAAAAAGATCGAACCTAAAATGCGCGTTTATGCTCCAATCGTTATTCGTGGAAAAGAACATGAAGGTGTTAAATATTGGGGATTCGGTAAAACAGTATACCAAGAATTATTAGCATTTATTGCAGACCCAGATTACGGTGATATTACAGACCCAATTAATGGAAGAGACATTACAGTAGAATTTAAAACTAAAGAACAAACGGGAAAAGATTTTCCAGAAACTTCTATTCGTATTAAACCAAATCAAACTCCGGTACATACAGATAAGGAAATTATCACAAAGATTGCAACTGGCCAGAAAAATTTAACAGAAATCTTTAAAGAACCTTCATATGAAGATTTAAAGGTAGTATTGACCAATTGGTTAAATCGCGATACCGAAGGAGTTCAAGAAGGAACAGCATCTACAGGTACAGAAGCTAAAGTGTCGACACCTACAAAGCCCGCTGAAACAAAATCAGTAGAGGATATTTCTAGTGCATTTGACGATTTATTTAAAAACTAAAAACATAAAGTAAGTAAGGGGAGTTAGAATCATCTACTCCTCTTATTTTACTATAAACCAAAATATTATGGCAAAAAAGAAAACGGATGACGGAATATCATCTGGTGCAATGCATGAAGATTTGGCATCATTATTAGCAGATACGCTTAATGCAAAGTTTAAAGAAACTAACATGAAAGTAGCGTATTTTTTAGATAAAGATGCTGATTCACCTAGTAATGTAACAGATTGGATAACAACGGGAAATGATATTGTAGATTTAGCAATATCAAATAGACCATATGGCGGATTGCCAGTAGGTCGTATTATAGAGATTATGGGCGAAAGTGCTGCTGGTAAATCTTTACTAACAGCAAATATATTAGCTCAATGTCAACGTAAAGGAGGATTATCAATTTATATTGATACAGAAAATGCCGTAGCAAATGAATTCTTTGAAATGCTAGGTATGGATTTAAGTAAAATGATTTATGCTCCAGTAGAAACTATAGAAGATGCATTTGCAATTGTAGAAACTATTATTGAGAAAGTAAGAAATGCTGACAAAAATAGATTAGTATGTATTGCTATTGATTCTATTATGGGTGCTACAACAAAAGTGGAGCAAGAAGCAGATTACGAAAAAGATGGTTATGCAACTACAAAAGCTATTGTATTATCAAAAGCAATGCGTAAGATTACTAATATGATTGGTCGTCAAAAAGTATGCTTAATCTTAACAAATCAATTACGTGATAAAGTAGGTGTTATGGGCTTTGGTGAAAAGACTCAAACATCTGGTGGTAAAGCAGTTGGATTTCATGCATCAGTTAGATTATCATTATATAATTTAGGAATGATTAAGAAATCTGACGGAACTGTAATTGGAGCTAAAACAAAGTTAAAGATTAAGAAAAATCGTTTAGGACCTCCAAGCAGAGAAGTAGAATATGATATTTATTTTGACTCTGGTATTGATTCAGCGCCAAGTTGGATTGACGAATTAACAAAGCATAAATTAGTTAAGAAGCGTGGAGCTTATTATGATTATGTAGATACAGAAACAGGAGAAGAAGTAGTATTTACATCAGCAAATATACTAACAAAGTTTGCCGAAGATCCTAGATTGAAAAAGCAAGTATATGAAAAGCTTTGTGAAGAATATATTATGAAGTATGACCCTTCAAATCCAGATGAAGGAATTCAAATAGTTACGACGCCAGATGGTGGAGATGATTTTTAAAAAACAAAAACAATAAGTTATATTATGACAAAAACAATATATTTTAATTTAGAAGCGCGTAACAGTTTAAAGCGCGGAGTAGATGCCTTAGCAGATGCTGTGGCTGTAACATTAGGTCCAAAAGGACGAAACGTAGTAATTGAAAAGAAATTTGGAACGCCAGTTGTAACTAAAGATGGCGTTTCAGTTGCTAAAGAAATTGAACTAAAAGACCCTATTGAAAATATAGGAGCTCAAATGGTAAAAGAAGTAGCAAGTAAAACAGCAGATTTAGCTGGTGATGGTACAACAACAGCTACGGTATTAGCCAGAGCAATTGTAACTGCAGGTCTTAAAAATATAGCATCAGGAGCAAATCCAATGGATTTAAAACGTGGTATTGATAAAGCTGTTAAAGTAGTAGTTCAAGAATTAAAGAATCAAAGTCAAATAGTTTCATCTGATGAATCTAAATTAGAACAAGTAGCAGCAATATCTGCTAATAATGATTCTGTTATTGGAAAACTAATTGCAGATGCAATGAAACAAGTAGGACCAGAAGGTATTATTACAGTTGAAGAAGCAAAAGGAACTGAAACAGAAGTAAAAATAGTAGAGGGTATGCAACTTAATCGTGGATATTTATCTCCATTCTTTATTACTAACGTAGATAAGCAAGAAGCAGAACTTAATTCTCCTTATATTTTAATATATGATAAAAAGATATCTACAATAAAAGATATACTTCCTATATTAGACCAAGTAATTAAACAACAAAAATCTATTTTAATTATTGCTGAAGATGTAGATGGCGAAGCATTAGGAACATTAGTAGTTAATAGAGCAAGAGGTATTATTAGCGTTGCTGCAATTAAAGCTCCGGAATTTGGAGAAAAGCGTAAAGCAATGCTTGAAGATATCGCTATCTTAACTGGCGGTACTGTTATTTCAGAAGAACTAGGTCTAAAATTAGATAAAGTAGATTTAAGTCATTTAGGTAAAGCAGAAAAAATAGTTGTTTCTAAAGATTCTACAATTATCATTAATGGGTCTGGAGAAAAAGAAAAGATCGTTGATCGTATTAATCAAATTAAAAATCAAATCGATCATGCAAAGTCTGAATATGATAAAGAAAAATATCAAGAACGCTTAGCTAAATTAGCTGGCGGTGTTGCAGTTCTTTACATCGGTGCTGCTACCGAAGTGGAAATGAAAGAGAAAAAAGACCGTGTTGATGATGCATTGCATGCAACCCGTGCTGCCGTTGAAGAAGGTATCGTTGCAGGTGGTGGTGTAGCTTATATCAGAACTTTAAAATCATTAGAAACATTAAAAGGAGATAATGAAGATGAAAACACAGGTATTGGAATCATTCGTAGAAGCTTAGAAGAGCCATTGCGTCAAATTGTTGCCAATGCTGGTGGCGAAGGTAGTGTAGTGGTTAATAAAGTTCGCGAAGGTAAAGACGATTACGGATACAATGCTAGAACAGAAACATATGAAAATTTAATTTCTGCAGGTGTTATTGACCCTACAAAGGTAAGTAGAGTAGCTTTACAACATGCAGCTTCAGCAGCTAGTATGATACTTACGACAGAATGTGTAATTTCTATCGATAAAGAAGAAACAAAAGCATCCGAAGTTCAAAACCCTATGTACTAATAAGTTATGTTAAATAGATTTGTTGAGTTATTAGCAGAGATTCAGCAAGAAAAAGAAAGTCCCGTTTCACTAAATATTAACTCCAGGGTTATGTTGGTGGACGGGACTAATTTTTATTTACGCTGTTTTATGGCCAATCCCGTAATGAATGATAATGGGGAGCATTTAGGAGGGTCTTTAGGATTCTTAAAGTCACTAGCTTCTTATGTTAAAACATTCAAACCTACAAGAATTATTATTACGTTTGATGGTAAAGGCGGTTCTAAAAAAAGAAAGGAATTATACCCTGAATATAAAGGCAATCGTTTAGCTCCTAAATCTTTTAACAGAGCAGAGATATTTGAAAACGCAGAAGATGAAAGTGCTTCAATGAAGCATCAATTTGTAAGATTAATACAATACTTACGTTGCTTACCAGTATCAGTAATTACTGCAGACCATATTGAAGCAGATGATATGGTAGCGTATTTAACTACGGATATTCTTAATACAAAAAGTAATAATGTAATGATAGTTTCAGACGACAAAGATTATCTACAACTTGTAAATGAAAAAGTTAATGTATATAGACCAGTAGAAAAGCGTTTATATAAATTAGAAGATGTTAAAGTAAGATTTGGAGTGCCTGCAGAGAATTATCACCTCTATAAAGTGTTTATTGGAGACGATGGAGATAATATACCCGGAGTGCCTGGAATCGGCCCTAAGACCGTAGGAAAGATGCCTATTTTGCAAGAAAATAGGGTAGTTGGTTTAGAAGAATTTTTATCTTTTTGCGAAGACAAAAAAGATGATAAACTATACAAAAAAATTGTCGATAATAAAGATGTAATAACTCGTAATTATAAATTAATGCAGTTACATGATGTAGATATATCAGGTACTCATAAACTATTTTTAATTGATAAGTTTAACGAAGCAGTATCATTAATTAATAAAAACGAATTTATACAAATATTAGCTACGGATAAAGGATATAACTATATTAACGATCCTATTACATTTTTAAACATCTTTAATCAATTAAATATATTTGCGCTAGGAACAAATAATAATTCTTGATCTTTAGAAAAGTATATTATATATTAGAGATATGAGTCAAGATAGATTTACGCAGTACGGAAAGACCTTTCAATTAAAAATAATTGCGGCCCTTATAAAAGATAAAACATTTCTTCAACAAATATTCGATATTTTAATACCTGAATATTTTGATTCTGAAGCTAATATTTGGATTGTAGGTATTATTATGAAATACTATCCAGAATATAAAACAGTACCTACATTAGAAGTATTTAAAGTAAAGGCATTAGAACTTACATCTGAACCTTTAAAAATGTCTATTGTAGAATCTTTAAAAGATATATTAAGATATGTTGAAGCAGAAGATTTAGATTTTGTCAAAACAGAATGCGTTAACTTCTGTAAAAACCAATGCATCAAAAAAGCCATTATCGAGTCTGTTGAATTATTACAATCAGGAGAATATGATAATATCAAAAAGAAAATTGATACTGCAATGAAAGCAGGGGCTAATCAAGATATTGGATTAGAATATTTAAAAGATGTTAAGCTTCGTTATGAAGAATCTGCTAGAACTACTTTACCTACGCCTTGGACAGCATTTAATGAATTAGTTGATGGTGGTATTGGTAAAGGTGAGCTTATTATATTTGTAGCGGGACCAGGTGCTGGTAAATCAACTTCGATGATTAATGTAGGAGCTCATTTATTAAGACAAGGAAAAACGGTAGTCCATTATACAATGGAATTATCAGAGCCTTATGTAGCTCAAAGATATGATTCG